ACGGAGCGTGTAGCGCGAATCCTAGGCGAGGATGGTGAAGCAGAACAAATCAAACTATCACCAGGACAAGCAGGTGAGGTTCAGGACGAGAACGGCGAGAAGCAGACTATATACGATGTTGGTGTTGGTAAATACGATGTAGCTGTCACCACAGGGCCTTCGTTCAATACGAAGCGTGAAGAAGCCTTTGAAAGCATGTCAGCTATCGTCGATGGTAACCCGCAACTCTGGGGTGTTATCGGCGACCTCATGGTCAAGAACATGGACTGGCCTGGCGCTGAGGAAATGGCAGAGCGCCTTAACAAGATGATACCGGCAGAGCTGAAGGGTGAAGAGGACCCAATAGCAGCAGCTCAACAGCAGATTGCTGAGATGGAGCAGCAGCTCGCTGAGCAGACCCAAACTGTTGACGCCTTAATGGCCGAACGTGAAGGCATGATGAATCAGATTGCTAGCAAGGAAGCTGATAAGGAAATCAATCGTGACAAGCTAACAGCAGCCATGATTGATAAGGATAAGGAAAGAGAAATTAAGAAAGCTGAATTAATGGCTAAAGCAGCCGACATGGAAAATGATAACCAGGTTGCTGCACAGGATTCAGAAACAAAACGATTAGATGTCACATTGAAGCACGCATTAGCAGAGCAGCGCATGGAGTTCGAAGCGCATGTAACGAAAATGAACGCTGAACTTGACATCGTAAAATCCGCACTGGGTGGCGTACAAGCCATACCAGGTGAAGATTCGCGTCCTTAAGACGCAGCAACCGCGCATCCCGCGCGTTAAACCGGAGAAGTAAATGTCAAATGAAAATGAGTTAGCCGCAACAGAGGTAGAAGCAGTAGAACCGGAAGTTGAAAACGAGGGTGTAGCAACGGCAGCTACCAACGGTGACGAGTCCACCGATGAAGACCAGCAAGCTGAAGTAGATGAAACTCCTGAAGCTGAATCCGACGAAGTAAGCGAGATATCCGCCGAAGACGAAGGTGAAGGTGATGAAGAGCAGAAACCACCAGGCAAGCGCCGCTTCAAAAAACGAATCGACCAGCTACAGCGGAAGATTGGAGAGCGTGACCAGTTCATACGTGAAATGCAACAACGTTTCGCAGAAGAGCAATCACAACCTCAAGTAGCACCACAGATAGCCGAAGCACCGAATCGCGATTCATACGACGACTACGAAGCCTATGTAGGTGACCTCGCAGTCTATAAAGCGAATGAAGCGATTCAACAGCAAACCGCAGCCTCTAGGGAAGCGCAGCAGGTGCAAGTCCAAGCACGAGCAGCACAGCAGTTTGACGCAGTAAAGAATGCTGCTCTTCAAGCTGGAGCTGAAGTCTACCCAGACTTCGAACAAGTTGCTACAGCTCAAGACTTGCCCTTAACGCAAACGATGGCAGAAGCCGTTCTAAGCTCAGAGAATGCCCCGCATGTGTGGTACCACTTAGGTAAGAATCCCGAAGAGGCAGCAGAGATTGCAAGCCTCCAGCCGATGCAGCAAGCATTAGCAATCGGGAAACTCTCTTTAACCATTACCGCTAAAGCGAGTAAACAACCTTCGAATGCTCCAGCGCCGAAGAAGCCTGTTCAAGCACGAGGCTCCGCAACACGCGGGCCGAATGATAAGCAGTCTGTTAAAGCGTGGATAGAGCAACGCAACAAGGAACTATATGGTTAGCATACGCTAGCCATTACTACAACTTCTAAGGAACCATAATAATGGCTAATTCAATACTCACACCAACAGCCGTGACCCGCGAAATCCTTCGCGTGGCTCACGAGAAGTTGGCATTCATCGGCACGATTGAGCGTCAATACGACAGCTCTTTCGCGAAGACTGGTGCAAAGATTGGTGACAGTCTAAGCATTCGTCAGCCTAACAAATACACTGTCCGAACTGGTAAGACGCTAAACGCGCAAGATACCGAAGAGAGCAGCGTAACGTTGACGGTCGCTACCCAGAAGGGTGTCGACATGAACTTCTCCAGCCAAGATTTAACCCTTGACCTGGATGACTTCAGCAAGCGTATCATTGAGCCAGCAGCTGCTGTACTCGTTTCTAACATCGAAGGCGCTATGCTTGGTGATGTTACTAAGGACGTTTACAACCACGTTGGTACTCCAGGTACTCTACCTACTTTCGCGCAAATCAATAAGGCTAAAGCCAAGTTGAACCAAACTCTTGCACCGAAAGATAACAACCGTTGTATCCAGATGGAATCCATCGATATGGCTGGCCAGGTAGATGCATTGAAGGGTCTGTTCCAAGACTCTACTGGCATTGCTAAGCAGTACCGTGACGGTGTTGTTGGTCGTGCAGCTGGTCTTGACTGGGTTGAGAACGAGCGTATTTACACGCACGCTAACAGCTCTGACATTACTGGTATCACGATTAACGCTAACGTTTCTAATGGCGACACTTCGTTCACCATTACTGGCGCATCTGCTGCTCCAACGGTTGGCACAATCTTTACTTGTGATGCAACCTATGCAGTGCACCCAGAAACCAAGGTGGCTTATGCTCACTTGCAACAGTTCGTTGTGACTGACCTAACGACTCCTTCGACTACGGTTATCAGCATTGAGCCTGTGCCTTATGAGTCTGGTGCCAAGCAGAACGTTGACGCGCTACCTACATCTACTGATGCATTGGTATTCGTTGGTGCTGCTTCAACTAACTATCCTAACCACCTTGTATATCATAAAGAAGCTTTCGCTTTCGCGACTGCTGACCTTGTGAAGCCAGAGGGTGTGGATTGGTGTGCACGTGAGAACTATGACGGTCTTAGCATTCGACTAGTTCGTGCGTACGATATCAACAACGACAACTTCCCTTGCCGTTTAGATATCCTGCATGGTTGGAAGACATTGCGTCCTGAATGGGCAGCTCGAATCATGGGCTCCGGCGCTTAATTTAACTAAAGGATAAATATCATGGCAGTTCATTACTTAGGCGATAACGGACCTGATGGGATGTGTGTAGGACTGGACGCTACCGAGAAAGTAGGTTTCTTCGGTACGACTCCAGTTGTACAACAATCTGTTACAGCTCCGGCCGCAACGGCTACTACAGCCACAAACGAAGCAGCTATTGTTAGTATTAACAACGCTCTAGTTGCTTTGGGTTTAATTGTAACCACATAAAAAAATAAAAGGAACGGGGCAGGCAACTGCCCCGTATTCTTAATATGTCGCGACTACACCAAGATGATGGTAAGCCTTGTATTAATCAGAAGGTTTGCTTAGCAACAACAGCATACGATAACCCAGACCACAGTTACACATTTTCAATAGCATCAAGCAGGGAAGCATTACATCAAGCAGGCATTGAAACTGCTTACTACTTACTGCACGGCAACTGTCATGTAGATGATGCACGGAATAGGATTATCCAAGAATTTTTATTGTCCGATTGCACTGACCTAGTTTTTTTAGATGCAGATGTTTCGTGGCAAGCAGAGAGCCTGGTGAAGTTATGCCAGTACAACCTCGATGTAGTTGGTGGAGTTTATCCCTACCGACGTGAAGATAAGAAGCACGACATGCCTTGCAGAATGATAGAAGGCAAAGAGATAGAAGATGGATTGCTAGAGGTAGAAGGACTGCCTACAGGCTTCCTAAGATTTCAACGTCACGTTATAGAGAAGCTAGTAGCAGAGTGCGAAGAGTTCGACGGGAACAACGGGCACGATACGATGCAGCCGTTACTGTTTCAGCGCACGTTGATAGACGGTACACGATGGGGTGGTGACCTGCATGTTTGCAACCTCTGGCGCAAGCAAGCAGAGCAAAATAAAATATATTGCGCTACCGAAATTGAATTAGGTCACTCAGCTAAGGTAACTTTCACTGATAGCTTGGGCGCATTCCTTCGACGCGAAGGCAAGACCACGCTAAAGCATATAGCAAACAAGATAAAGCTAGGCACGCATACACTGAAGGATATAGAAGAAGCAATTAAGTATGCAAGTAATGAGTGGGGCGCACCGATAGAAACATTAGCTCCAGCGATAGGCTACGCGAAGCTAGCAAAGAAACCTATCATCGAAGCAGGTAGCGGACTAAGCACAATCTTGATGGCCGCCGCAACTGACCAGATAGTCTACTGTCTTGAGAACGATAGAGAGTACGCGCATAAGCTTGTAGACATGGCTAAGGAAGCAGGTGTTACCAACATTGCGATTGTTGAATGCGGCATCAAGGACAGATGGTATGACTTCGACCCAAATGAAATACCTAGCGATTACTCGTTAGCATTCGTGGATGGTCCCACGCGCAAGCTAGGAGATAGGCTCCCGTTCCTGGAGCACTTTGAAGCAGACGTATATATTTTTGACGACGCTGACGACCGCACGTTCCGTGACGCCCTGGACGGAGAAGCGCGGAAGCGTAACAAGACAACACTTCATATCCCGCCAAGGGCACTGGTAATTAAATAATGGCAACAGCAAGAGATTTAATTAAGCGCTCAATGCGCCTACTTCACGTCCTTGAGACTGGTGAAGACCCTACGACTGAAGAAGCAGCAGATGCTTTCGAAGCGCTTAATTCTATGCTCGAAGAGTGGAATATCGACCGTGCGTACGTTTACTACGTGCAGGAGAACGCCCACACGTGGCCTGGAGACACGCAATCGCGCACAATCGGTGCCACAGGTGACTTCGTAGCTGACAGACCGAATAAGATAGAAAACTCTACTTTCTATACAGACCAAAATAGTAATGACTACAATTTGCGACATTTAGAGACACGTCGTGGCTACACCAGCATAACCGATAAGGACACCAGCAGTGCATTACCGGAGTTTATCTACTATGAGCCAAGCTACCCAAATGGTGAAATCTTTTTGTGGCCTACTCCATCAGCGAGCGTCACATTGTATTTACACACTTGGGGCACTCTTAGCCAATTTGCTTCACTTGACACAACCGTGGACCTCGCGCCAGGGTACAAGAATCTTTTGGTGTATGGTCTTTGCGATTATCTGGCTCCTGAGTTCGGTGTTGCAGTTCCTCCTGAAGTGCAGAAAATTTCTGCAGCTGTTAAAGGACGCATTAAGAAGAAAAACTTTCCCGTAAAGATAGCGCAGATTGAACCAGCTGCGTTTAGTGAGAAACGCTCCTTTAACGTATACATTGGTGATTAGATGGCTAACGCACTAGCCAAGGAAAGGAAGAAGAAGGTCAAGCGCAAAAAGAATGCGCTAGGTCCACGTAGAGGTGAAGCTAAAGCTTTGCCGGATACGCGCTGGATGATTATAGGTGACGCGCTAAATCGGTTCCTATCACCTGCACAGAATATCTTTCCAAAGGACAACCCATACGGTACAGCACTTGAGAACTTTGTTCTCGGCGATTCTGTAGAACGCACAGGACGCATGGCTGAAGGCTACCCTCATCAGTACACCGGCGCTGGTCCTAACGACCCATTAATCAATCCCCATGTAGTTGATTTAATCGGCGCACTACCTCTCGCAACTGCTGCGAAGGCTGGAACGATGGCCGGAGAGTTAGGCGCTTTAGCAGGTATAACTAAGGGCGCTAGACATCCTGTAGGCGGCAGCAACGTGCTGTCCAAGCCTATCGATGAAATGAGTATGGAGTACGAGATAGATGATTCACCTATCGCGCAGCTACGTGAAGCAAAAACTATTAAGCCAGAAGAGTTGCTTGGTAAAGCATTAATCCCTGCGCTGGGTGATAGGTCAGACATTGGTAAGCACGTCACCAAGATTGGTGAGCACGAGCTAGCAGTGCCAGAAACATTATATGGTGGCCCTAAGTACATGCTCCAAAACGCTGACCCAAAGAACAACAGCGTATGGGCATCAGATAAAGGCAGAGTAAGCACGCTCAATAAACAAGCTAAGAACGCATTAGCTAAGGGCCTTGACCCTGCGCTTATCTACACACCTATGTCGCATGACACGATGGCGTTTAACACAATGATGCTAGATGCGACCCTGCAGCAGATGGCAACATCGAAAATATCTAAGAAGGCGATGAAGGAGTTCAATAAGCAGGTTAAGGCTAAGCGCCCAGAGTGGAAAGGCTTAGACGACCCAGTATCAGTAGCAATGCTTAGAGAAAATGGCGAGCTGCGTAAAGCATTCTTATCAACGGCAGCCAAGAAGGAATTTTACAAGCAAGGATTCCCAGATGCTGCTGAGACTCGCTGGGCGCTCACTGACAAGGACTTCTTAGATGATGAGCTAGGATACGGTGGTAGAAACATAGCGCGTGTCACAGGCGAGAATATAGGCCAACCTGACCTCTTGCATCCCACCTACTCTCACCAGATGGAAGGCGAATACTTAGGTGGATTAGAGCAGCCTATACCTCCGCAGGTTATGTATCCAGAATGGAACGCTAAGCGACGAGAGCAGCGGAAACCGCTTCACAAGGACCAACGCTCTTTAGAATTTAGCACACCAATGCAGATAGCTGATGAGGAATGGTTGAAGGGCGTAAACAATTACCTTGGCACCAATGCTCATGCACCAGCAGGACCAAAGCAATACGGTGATATTCCATTACCAGGCGCTCCCATGCCAGCCAACGTGCCTGGACTAGGCAAGGTAAACATCGGTCCTAACCCAGCAATGGAACAAGCAGCTATCGCTCATTCCGAAGCCACAGGCATACCATACACGCCAGTTAAAGAGTTCAAACCAGTTGACCCTGCGTTTGGCGCGCAGGTCGCGCGCGAGTACGACCTTATGGCGCATGACCCTTCCGACCCATTCGTTCGTGAATCATACGAGCAGTTAGGCAAGGAAGTAAAAGGACAGTACGAGCAAATGCTAGCAGCTGGCATTAAGCCAGAGTTTAGTAACAACCCATACCCAGATTCACCATACCAAGCACTGGAAGACATGCTGACCAATAAGAGACTTCAAGTGTACCCAACCAAAGATGGCTTTGGTTCGAGCGCTGACTTCGACCCAGCTGGTAATCCATTGCTTGCAGAATCAGGGCATGAAATAAGCGGTCAACCTGCGCTTATGAATGATTTATTCAGGGCAGTACATGACGCACAGGGTCACGGCAAGATTGGTGCAGGATTCAGAGCTGGTGGTGAGGAGATGGCATATCAATCTCACGTCGGAACGTTATCACCATTAGCACAACGTGCATTAGCAACTGAGACTCGCGGACAGAATAGCTGGTTAAACTTTGGCCCACACGGTGAGACAAACAGAACAGCTGGCATCGATGCGACTATCTTTGCAGACCAGAAGACCGGCAACTTACCTAACTGGGTAACGCAGCAAGGTACTCCAGCATTTGAAGCACGTAAGAAACAATTTTCTGAACTTCATAAGGCTGGTGAATCAGGCTTAGAAGGCGCAATAGATGACCAGGGTAACTTGGTACTTGTTCACTACTCTAAGTCAGACATAGATAGGGTTGAGCCTAAAGAATACGGCAAAGGTTTATCTGGACAAACTAGGGATGAACGTAATCGCAGAGGCGATAAACGATTCCCTAAGCGCAGCTACTACGGTATCGAAGCAGATGAAAATCCATACCGTAAGGAATCAGGCTTAGGCGACAACAAGGTTGAAACTCGTATTCAAGCAGCTCAAGTATATGACGCTAATGCAGACCCAGATGGTTTATGGGCAGCAGCTAAGGGTGATGTAACTGGCGCAGAAAAAGCAATTTACGATGCTGGTTACAGTGGCTATCGAGTTGATAACAAATCATTAGGAAAGGTGGCAGCTATCTTCGACCCATTAGATGTAACTAAGAAACTTATGATACCAATCGGAGCGGTAGGCGTAGGGACATACAACGCGCTATCAAAAGATAAGGCTACAGACAATGCGCTATAAATTATTCGGTGTAGGGCAGGACGGGAAGAGCCCAAGTGTGTCAGCGCAGTCTAGGCTCAACATGTATATGGATATACAACCGCAAGAGGATAAGAGCAGGTACAGCTACCACGCAACGCCAGGACTAACAGAGTTCACTGATTTTAGCTCGACAGATGCTGTGCGAGGCATGTTAGCAGTAGATACGCTCTTGTATGCAGTCCACGGAGGCACATTTTATGAAATTAATGCTACTGGCGCTGCAACTAATCGAGGCACGCTAAACACAACTAGCGGTCGCGTGGACATGGCTTACAACCATGCTGGCGTTGTGATGGTAACCGATGGCACTAACGGCTACTACTACACGATTGCAAGTACAACGTTTGCAGAAATCACTGATGCTGATTACAACGACGATGCGAGTTCAGTAGTTTCTCACGATGGATATTTCATCGTACCAAAACCTGATACTGCAGAGTTCTACTTATCATCATTAGATGCAACAGATGTTACCGATTCATGGGCAGCATTAGACTTTGCAACTGCAGAGAAATCTCCAGACAACTTAGTTCGAATCTTCGAGAACAACACAGACATTATGTTATGTGGCTCTGAAACGATTGAGTTCTGGAATAACACTGGCAGTGGTACTCCACCATACGACCGCATCACTGGTGGCGTGATTGAATTAGGATTAGCTGCCAAATGGTCGATAGCAAAGTTCGGCGAATCTGAAGTTATTCTATTGGCTGCTAACTCTGACCAAGGTGGTGTATCGGTAGTTAAGTTTAATGGCTTCCAGTTTGAAGATATATCCGGCACCGAGATGGGTGCAGTAATTAATTCCTACACAACGGTAACGGATGCAACAGCATTCTCCTACTACCATGATGGTCACCACTTCTACCAACTTAACTTTCCAGCCGAAGGTAAGTCATGGTTATTCGATGGAAAAACCAAGGTGTGGTCTAACCTCGAATACAGTTCATTAGGCGCAAGGCATCGAGCAGAGATTGGCGTCCACTATCAGAATAAGTTTTACGTTAGCGATTACGACAACGGCAAAATATTCCAGATTGATGGCACCAACTATACGGATGATGGTGAGCCAATTGTTAAGCAGTTAACCTCCAAGCATATCTTCAATGAAGAGGAAGCAAAGATTGCACGGCTATGGCTGGACATCGAGTCCGGCACAGCACTAGCAACTGGGCAGGGAAGCGACCCTCAGATGATGATGGAGATATCAAAGGACGGTGGACATAGCTGGGGTAATGAGCATTGGGCCTCAATGGGTAAGCAAGGCGAGCGTAACAAGCGCGTTATATATCGCAGACTTGGCAGAGCATTCGACTGGGTATTTAAGTTCAGATGTTCGGAACCAATTAAGCTTGTAATCATTGGCGCATGGGTAGACGCAGCAGGATAATAATATGGCAAGATTAAATTTTAGACCACCATCAGACCCAGATTTAAATTCACGTGTATGGGTTATCTGGTTCTCTGATATGGGTCGAACGCTTAACGGATTAACAGAGTCAGGCACCACAGCAGAAAGACCGACTCGATTACTCTTCGCAGGGCGCACGTATTTTGATACAAGCCTCAATATACCAATCTGGTATAGAGAGGACACAGGTGTTTGGGTTAACGCAGCTGGCTCAGCTGTATAGGGTGACATTATGAGTTTTTGGAGTTCATTAGGTAGTTTCGCAAAGGACAATGCCGCCGACCTTATTGGGGCTGGCGTCCAACTTTATGGCGCTAATCGCGCATCAAGCGCGGCAAACAAAGCAGCTAAGCAGCAGCAGGCGGCGCTAGTACAGGCCCAGCAGCAGCAAGCGCCGTACGCTGGGCTAGGCAAGCAGGCTGCTAACAGGCTGTCTGGTATGTCGCATGGCGGCCGAGGAGGCTTGTTACGCAACTTTAGCGGTAGCGACTTCCAGGCTGACCCAGGCTACCAGTTCAGGCAGCAGGAAGGCATCAACGCTATCGAGAAGTCTGCTGCAGCACGTGGTAAGAGGCTCTCAGGTGGCGCTCTTAAGGCGATATCCGATTACGGTCAGGATACTGCATCCAATGAGTATGGACGCGCATACGACCGCTTTAACCAGAACAAGAATCAAAATTACAATATGTTGGCCGGTCAAATAAATGCTGGCATGGGAGCTAGCGGCACGATAGGCAACTATATGGCGCAAGGCGGGGACGCTGCAAGTGCAGCCACCATATCCGGCAGCAACGCCTGGAATAACGCTTTAGGCAACGCGATTCAGCCTTGGCAAATGCGCAGCATGATGAGGGTGTAGTAATGGCTAATCCAAATATCATAATGGGTGCACACGGTGTACCAAACAACCTAGCTCAGAACGCGCAGATAGTCGCGCAGATGGGCGCACTAGCCGCCGCCAAACAGAAGAACGCTTTAGCTAAACAGGAGCTTGACCAGGAGGCCGCATTGCGCGAAGGCGTAGGCGCAGCTGGGACCCTAGAAGAGAAGCGTGACTTCTTACTGCAGCAGGGATATATCGATGAAGCTAAAGTGGTTCAAGAGATTCTCAACAAGCAGACTACTCTTGAGAAAACTCAAGGTGAAATAGGCGATGCTGGTCAGGACCGCTATGCGGCAGCTGAAGAGTATGTTTACAACCTGCTTGAGAACTCTGGCATCGACCCGAGGGACCATGCCTCCGTTCAGGGCATAGTTATGCAGGCTGCAGCTCAGCGCCCAGGATTCATCCCAGAGGACATGATATCGGCGCTACAGACTGATACGCCAGGATTCCTGCAGCAGCTCGGCGGCAGCCAGGATGCTATGGCTCAGAAGAACTACGACCTGACAGCACGTCGCACAGCTGCGACCGAAAGTCAAGCAAACACAGCTGCAGCTGTAGCTAGGGCAGAATATGGCATAGGCGGCCCTCAGGCCTCCTCAGGAGCCCCTGCAGCGCCTTTAGGTGCTCAGGGTGGGCCAACCCCTAGCCCAGCGGCGAACGTCGCTGTGAGCCCTCCTCAGGAGCCCTCAGGGGGTAAAACGCCTGGGCAGGTGTTTATGCCTACGCCGTTGCCTCAAGCACCGGCTCCTGGCACTCCAATCAAGAAAGCTAAGCAGATGAATGAAAATCGCAAGCTTGTTGCTGAGGAGAATAAGAATAAGCGTGTGGCTTCGGCAGAGTACACCAAGCTCAAGAAGACTGGAGAGATACACCAGAAGAAATTCAGAGCGACTAAAAAGGAAGCTGAGAAGGTCATAAAGTCTATCGAGTCCGTACAGTCCATTATGAAGAGGTCTGGCTTTTTCCCCTCTCATGGTGGTTTTGGGGACTACTTTAAGAATCTCCCTGGTACGGATGCATTCCAAATTGAAAAGGAACTACAGGCAATCAAAGGCTTCGCTGGTTTCAAGACGCTACAGAATATGCGTGAAAGCTCTCCTACAGGTGGCGCTTTAGGCTCCATTGCTGTAGCAGAATTAGAACTCTTAATTGCGTCTGGTGGTGGTAACTTGAACATCGGAAACGATAACTTGGATACTGCGCTCTCTGACCTTAAAACGTCAATCGAAACTGGTGTAGCTGAAGGTGAGGAAACGCTACGCTTATGGAACTCAGCAGCAGCTGAAGAGATTAGCTTGAAGTACGGCATCGGCGCTCCGCCGGAGCAATCGCTTATGCCTATCGGCACCGAGATAGTCGGCGACGATGGTAAGACGTATAAACACATTGGCGACAATAACTGGGAAATACAATAATGGCTAGTCTTCCAAAGGGCGCAAATATAGTCACACCTCCCGCACCGAAGTTTCTCCCGCCTGGAGCGACTGTTGTCGGTGGCTACCAACCCGTCAACTATTCCGATATGTCAATACAGGAACAGTACGGGCCTATAGAGGGTCCTAGCTTCGCTGCAGAGGTTGGGCGCGGCTATATGGATGTCCAGCAGGGAACGCAGCAGCTATTCCGAGGCGACGAGTATGACCAGAAGGTGCATCAGGAATTAGCGCTGTATGAATCCATTAACGATAACGAAGGCTTTAGCCTTGGAAGAACGTTAGGGCAAGCAGCACCGTTCCTGGTTGGCGGCATAGCAAGCGCTGCAGTAAAGGTCCCAGCCGTTATTGCTCAGCTACCAGGATGGGTGAAGCTCGCTGTAGTAGGCGGCACAGAGGGCGCTATGCTCGCGACCGCAGAAGGCGAGAGCGGTCTCTTTAACGCAGCAGCTGGGGCAACTGGTGGCGTGCTCGGTGGTGAACTTATAAAGCGCGCTCCACAGTGGGGTAAATCATTGCTTAACAAATTGTTCCCAGGGATGAAGAAGCCAGCTGTTGATAAAGCGGTCAAGGAATCTCTTAAGGAGTCCGGCCTAAACTGGGCGGACCTGACACAGGCTGTGCGCGCGACGCTAGCAGAGGATGTGCAGCGACTTGTAGAGGGCGGCGTTGAGCTAGAGAAGGCAAGCATGGAAGTAGCCAGAAAGCAAGCGCTTGAAGCGCAGGGCATGCAGCCTACACGTGGCACGGTGTCCAGGGATAGAGGAGTCTTCTCTGATGAGGCTAACCTGGCTAGAACTGATGCAGGCAAACCTATTGCGGCCATTAGGGACGCTAACCAGGAGGTTGCTAAGCAGAACGCTGAAGCTATCGGTAGGCAGATGACCCCAGAGCGCGACATCACGAAGTTCAGCGCTGGAGAGGATGTAAAGGAATCCGTTTCGATGGTAGCCGACAACTATAAGAAGGTCGAAACCATTCACTACAATAAGGCTCGAAATGCTTTAGGTAATGATATTCCTGTGGGCGTCGATAAGCTTAATGAAGTATTGAATGAAGAACTAATGGTTATGAATCCCGACGAGATAAGCGGGCCAATTGTCAAGCGATTCCAGCAGTACATCGATGGTGAATTAGACCTTACTGTAGATACAGCAGAGGCTGAAATACGTCACCTAAATAAAATCATTAATAGCAGCACTATGGACCCCAGCAGGAAGAGAGCAGCTACCTCTCTGAAGCACGCTATCCTAGATGGCATTGACGAGGCTGCAGAAGTCTTCCAGGAAGAAGGCGGAACAGCCGTTCAAGACTGGGCAGCCGCGCGCAAGCTTTCATCTGGTATTCGTCAGAAGAAGAACTCTGCAGCTACCAGAAAGCGACCAGAAATCTTAGCCAAGCTAATGGATAATGATATCGCATCCGATGAGGTTATCAATGAGCTACATAAGGCTAAGGTAGATGAGCTTGAAAGTTTTATGAGTTACATGCTTGATAGTGAAGTAGCTAAGATGGCAGGCGCTCAGAAGCAGGTCGGCAAGGCTCGCAGAGCGCTGTACAACGACTTTATCAAGTTCTCTAGTGGCAACAGTCCAGAGGCTCCGTTAAGCGGCGCTAAGATGAAAACCTGGATAGATAAGTTTGGGCCTGAAAAGATGAAGGTGATGTGGCCTAATGAAGCAGCTGAAATTATTCAACTGGTCGAAGCTGTAGGTTTAGAAACAATTCCTCCACCAGGGAATAGAATCAACTATTCGAATACTGGTAACGCGCTAATCAATCTACTGCACGGTGTAGGCCGACTCCCTGGCGCGAGAATAGCAACAGAGGGCGCTGCAATGGGCCTAGAGCGCATTGACGCTAACGTGGCAGGCAGAGCAGCTGGCAGGAACGTTCTTAGTCCTCCAGTATCACAGGTCAGTCCCAACGTGTTACACCCAGGTGCAGCAGCCTCTGGTGGCGCAGCTGCCGGATTAAACCAACAGCAGCAGAATAAAAAATACCGCACTGGCGGAGGGTACTAAAATATGATTGGTAACTTTTTACAGCAGCAACCAACTGGGCTGGGCGCACAGTTTCAGCCGCAGCAGCAGCCTGCACCGCAACCCATGCCTGTTGCGCCACCTCAGCCTGTGCCACAAGCGCAACCAGGTGGACAAGACCTCGCAGCATGGCGCAGCCTCTTTCCTACGATGCCTGACACGACGCTTCAAGCGGTTGCCGGCGGCGGCAAGGACGCGCCAGAGTATCAGCAGTACCTGTCAGATATAAACGACGCGAACAAGGTGCGCTGGGCCGGTGACCCTAACTGGGTTAACCCAGCGTACGGTGGCCCAGCAGCCTCTCCTGAGAATGGGTGGACTACAGTCGGTAGTGGCGTTCCACATATTCAAAACTACGACCAAGCTGCGCAAGCTTATCAGTATGAGATGGAAAACAACCCTGATTTCGCAGCAACATTAGGCGAATACTGGCAGGCCAATCCAGGGATTGATAGGCTGCTGGCGTCAACTAAGTTCGATGCGCTGGACTGGTATGCGCGAGATGCGCAGCGAGAGCTAGCTCATCCAGACTCAAGCTTCTTTGATTCTATCTCAGGCTTCCTAGGACCCATAGCAGGGCTCATAGGAGGGCCTGTGGCGGGCGCTCTCGTCGGAGGCCTATCAGGGGGTCTAAATGGTGGTGGCATCCTAGGAGGTCTTACAGGGGCTCTTGGAGGCTATGGCGCTGGTGGCGGCAACATATTCGGCAGCGTGAAGAATGCGCTAGGATTTGGTACTGGCGCAGGTTCCGGCGCTGGCGCATGGACTGGGCTAGCTAATCAAGGATTCCCTGGGGGCGCTGCTCAAGCATTCGCATCGGGTGGTGGCGGCTGGGGTCCATTAGCCTCGGCTGGCGCGACCCTCGCAAATCAAGCTCCAAACTTCCTGCAGCGTGGAAACCAAGTACCAGGCATATCTACAGGTGTCACGACTCCAACGGGTGGTGGCTTAGTAGGTAGTGGACAACTCAACCCAGCTGGTGTAGGGATTCAAGGTGGCGCTGGATTAAGCGCTAGCCCATTAGCTGCAGCAGGTACAGCAGGTGTTGTAGCCGCTCCAGGTGTTACCGACCTACAGCAATACTTCGGACAACAGATACCAGGCACTAACCAGCAGCTAGGCGACCCCTTAACCAGTCAACTACAAGGCGGTGGCAACGATAGCTGGCTAGATGGACTGAAGGATATGTTCGGTCCTGGTGACCTCCTAAGCGCATTCAGCGGCCAGGAGGACGAAGGTGGTGCTGGACCTGAATCAGGTTTCGGGCTCGGCGGCATAGGCGCTGGCGCTCAACCAATGGCAATGATGCAGCAGCAACAACGACAGCAGCCAATGGAATCGATTATCGACCCCCTAATGAACGCTAGTGCTGAAGAAGGCATGATGGGTGGGGGTATAGATTACGAGACCGAGAAGCTGCAGCCTGGACCTAACATGAGGCTCCCAGGTTATCAAACTCAACCGTTCGGTAACGCATTAGCCGACAGCAATCAACTATTTCAACAAACGAGGTAAGCATGGCAACATACTTCAGATTAACAGGGCCAGGGCGTCAATACTTTGATGATAATGGCGACCCTGCAAACGGCTATCAGCTGTTTACTTACATTGCTGGAACCTCGACCAAGGTAACCACATATAAGGACAACGCTGGGGCTGCCTCGCACACTAACCCAATCATCCTAGGTAGTGATGGCAAGATACCAGGTAACGAGCTGTGGGTCCTTACAGGGTCCTACAAGCTGGTACTGGCATCACCAACGGATACCGACCCACCAAGCTCAGGTGAAACGCTAAGCGATAACTTGGTAGGTGTGAATGACGTTGGCAGCACATCCGTTAGCGAGTGGGTAGCAAGTGGTATCACGCCAACGCGAACGAGTAACACCACGTTCACGATGGTTGGCGACCAGACGACTGCTTTCCATCCAGGTAGACGACTCCAGTTTACTGATAGCTCAACACTGTACGGAACCATAACAGCGTCAACGTATAGCGCGCCAGATACCACTGTCACAGTGGTTATGGATAGCGGTACGTTGTCAGCCAGTCTGTCTGCTGTATCGTATGGCATTGTGTCCGCAGCTAACTCATCGCTGCAGCTATCAACAGTGCAAGAAATTGAAGCAACTCCGTTCACGCTATATGGCTCAGGCTCCACTGCGGTTCCAGCCGATGATACTATTCCGCAGAACACGGAGGGGACCGACACGATTGCTTCTACAACACTGCCAACAGTATCTATCACGCCAACAAACGCGAATAATCGTTTGGTGATTGAAGCCCAATGTCATATAACAAACGGAGATGCTAGCGCTAGATTAGGGACGCTGCTTATATTCCAGGATAGCGATGCCGATGCAATAGGTGTTTCGTACCATACGTTAGCCGCAGGCGAAGGAATGGTGCTTCATTTAAGTACGGAGGTGTCAGCCGGTGCAACAACCGAAACGACCTTTAAGATGCGTATCGGCATGAACGCAGGCACTTACTACGTTAATGGCTCAACAACACCAGCAAGAATCTTTGGCGGTGCATTAGCTAGCAGATTAAGAGTTCGAGAAGTTCGAGCGTACTAAAAAAGAAGGCTCCCGTAGGAGCCTTAGTCTCGCGACAAACCTTGGCCGCTTTTTAGCGGCCTTTTTTATGCCAATCTATTCGGCAAACTCCCACTGGCTAGGAGGCTAGACGCCAGCACCAAGACCCGAAGATTGATGCGGAGATTGCCTTATTATGGTTTGTGCGTCCCCAATTAATAACAGACAAAGCTTGGGTTTATCTGCCGTTGCTGCTGACAAAATTGCTGTTGCTGTTGCTGTCGCTGCTGTTGCAGCATCTGTTGTTTCTGTATCCGCACCATCTCCTCTTGCTGCAAGCACATCTCATACAAGTGCCTGTCGTGATTACCTCTAGGTAAGCTGCAATACGCTTCCGCAGTTCCAGGTGCGGCCATCATGCCTACAGCAATGCTAGCGGCTGCTAATACTATTAATAATGATTTCATTTTATTCATCCTATTGTTTATGCTTGCCCAATTTGCACTTCGTATAACTCTCTTCCATGTAGCACTCCATCGTGCGTACTAGTCCATTGTAACTCCTATAATCCAATGGCACGGTGTTCGGCGGAGTGTGTATTTTAGGTGCTAACCCTGGTGAGTCGTCGCAGAATGTTCTACCGTTTCGCATGTGACAGCGAGGAGATTGCGCCAGCACGATGTTACTTACCATCACCAGGATTAGCGTGTACTTAAGCATTTGCTTGTTTTCTTTTTTCTGCTTGAATGTTTTTGCCTGTCTCTTCGATGATTCTCGCGAGCAAACTAATAGCGAAATAAGCTATAACCCAACCCATTTTATTTCTCCTTTATCTTTGCTTTCCGGTCGTCAACCTTTTTGGTGTCGATAACTTCTCCTGATGGCTTGCTCTTCCTGAAATTTGAAGAGGGCATCCAGCTGACTTTCTTTAGTTTCGGGTGTGTCATTTCATTCTCCTAAGTTAAATTGGAGCCAGCCCTCGGGTATCCCCGTAGCTCTTCAGTGGAATCAAACCTCTGGGTGCTGCTACATAGGGCTGGCATTGTTAGAAAGGCTCTCGGCCGGTTTACACGATATACAAAACTATCAACTGGGAATCCAAGTTTAAATTTCTTCGGATTCTTCGCGCTATGCGCATTAAAGTTAAAAGTTAAGTTATCCCTTCCGAGAGCCTGATTAGTTATTCGGATGCCGCGCGCGCAATCATTAATCGTAGCACACTGTCTTCGCATAGCTCTACCCCAGTGATATCTTGGGAATCTAGTAGCATGTTTCCCCAAACTATAATGCCGGTTAAGTCTAAGCCATCGGAGGCTCTGAGGAAGGATGCGTATCTTACCGCTAGCGCCGTGGCGTCTTTTACCGTTACTGTTTGTTCGCTCATTTTGTCTCTCCTGGTAATGCGTGTTTTTTGCTTCAGTAGGGACAGTATCGCCCATAATGAATCAGGAGTCAAGCACTAATTCAATTTAATTTGCTTGGCTGCTGCAACTAACTCGGCTCGGTTATCGTACACCATGCTCTGCAGCTTCTCTAGCGACCTTACATCACCTAAGGAACGGTCCCAGGCTGCTTCAAGCAACTGCGCTAGGTTCGCGTGGTATGTCACGTAGTGTGTCTCTATGGGCTCTCCCTTCTTGCTGGTGCCCTCCTTCACCTCAATTAAATGCCAGCAGTATTGGTCGCGGTCAACATTAAACTTATCGGTTAGTTTGAACATGTGAAACTCCTTGTGGCTCCCAGCCAGATTGCATACCATATTTTGCTAAGCCAGTCCAGGGCGCGTCAGTGGTGTCAAGCGAAAGCAATAAAATAATTATTAACAGTGGTGGAATACTACGCATCGCGGGCCGCTTCCATATGTGCTAGTGATGTGGTGACATTAATCCTAAGCGTACCAGCAACTGATACAGCGCGCCCTAAGGCGTCCAGCGCGTCCTGGTTAAGGTGCGCACCCTTCTCCGTATGGAACTGAAATAGTAGCTGGTCCATCTTAATAGCGGCCATTTCAAACAGCTCCAGTTCCTTAATTGCTTCCTGTACATGTGTGTCCATCATAATTTTTTCCTCACTTCGTTTGAGTTCAGCTCTTCCCTGTAAGACATAGGAAGTCCGTTAGGTTGGTCTGGTGTATTCTCATCGCGTAGCTCATCGTACGGTACGCACAGCGCTGGCGGGTCGTCAAGGTATCCGTCACGGAATAATCTCGCGACCGCAGAGTATAGGGGCGACTCTGCCCTCCTGAGCTTAGGAATCTCAGTGCTGTCCTCTATCATGCGCGCCAAACCCTCTGCGAATTGCCCCATAAGCTTTTCGTTATGGTCGCCTCCAGGAAAAACCACAGCTACCATCACCAACATTTCGTGGAGTGCAGCTAGCTCGTGACCAGCAACAACTATCTTCACTGCTTGGTGCGGGCTGTGATTTGGTACGTCTTTAACTATCATCGTCTTCTCCTACAAAGTTTGCTTTCGCGGCCCACATTGCTAACTGCACTCTGCTGTAATGACAATTGCATAGGAATCCTAATCGATGATTACAATGCTCAGCGTGCTCTATGTTGCGCACCAGATTCTCTAACGTTTCAGCGTAATCTTTCCAAGCTGCTTTTACTACTGTTGCTTTTCTCTTAGTCATGGTGTTCTCCTAAAATGGTATATCCATATCTGGAAGGTAACCTTCTTTGACCTTCTCGCTCTTTTCAATCTCGCCACCGAACTGGACCCTTAGTGCGTCCGTCGAAGCGTCCTGAATCAACTCAGGCTCAGTCTCGCACAATTCCTTGCTGCTGTAAATAGTTGAACCTGTTTTTTTCGTCCCATTCCTAAAAGTTCTTCCATCTGCCAACTGGTACTCAACCCAGTTATCTGCAGCGTGCTGGTCCTTGACATCGGCATAGTTTATAAGGCTGGGAATGTATACGTGGTCAGGACAATCATCTTTCAAGAATCCGTGCTTCACGCATCCCCACTCACCTTCATTATTCGCATTAACTGCTGGCGTCGAGTGTACACAGCTACGGCAATTAGGCGCTGGCGGCTTCTCCTTGTGACAGATGTCGCTGAAGTTGCAAAATCTACACTGGAAGAACTCAGGGTCGGCGCTAATACGCGGAGGTGGCTCATCCATCTCAACTACCTCTTGAGCCAAGTTAATCTTGCTTTTCGCGAACTCATGGTCTACGGATGTAATAACACCAAACCAATCCCGTACTCCAGGAGTAGCACAGACGAGATAATGGTAGTCCATACCGCTAAGCTCCATATAAAGCTGTGCCTGCGTGTAATAGTTAAAATCCCATTTTTCAAGCGCTTCACCTTCACCATGCTCTGCTACTAACCTCTTTAATTTTCTAAATTTAGTTTCGTTACATACTTTAGCTTCGAATACGTGCCACCATTCTGGCGCGTGTAATAGTCCCTTGATAGCACCGTCCATATGCCCTCTCAGATGGCCGTCACAGGCTTCTACACCGAATTGGTTACCATCGCCTTGGTCGGCGTGTAGCTCCACGCCAGGGACCCTCTGGAGCCTCTCTACGATGACTGCTTCACCTGCGTGACCATCATCGATACAGGCCCAGCCCTTTGCCTGTATATCCTCCTGCGGTTGAGCGCGGAAGGTTAGCCATAGCTTCCTGGTGCACTCGTGACCCATGCCAGAGCAGCCCAGGTACGTCCTGGAGGTCTGCTCACCGTTGCGGACATCCGCGAAGGCAGCCGAAGCTGCCTCCAGGGTTGCGTCCATATCTGGTAGGACAGTTTTAGCCATTATGCTGCCCAAGGTTTCTTAGTAGCGCTAGGCGGCGCTGCAGCCGCGAGGTTAGTGGTTTGGTATCCCCGCACCACGTTCTTGTCCCCGTACTGTGGGTCCTTACTCTTCTGCGTGCCAATCTTAATTTGCAGTCGAGCGCCGGTGATGTCGTCGGTGTCCTCATACCCATCCACACCAGCTGCTTGCGCAATGCTTATCAGGTCTCCCAGGGAGCGCTCACGAACGCTGTCTGTGGGGTGGAAGATTGACAACACCTGCCACACACGTCGCTCGGTGAACTGTGGGTCGCCACCGTCACCTGCACCCGTAATCATCCAGGTCAGGTTAAGGTAATCGTTACCAGAAATCACTGAGTTCTTTACCTCAGAGTCAATCACTTCGGCTTCGTACCAACCATTGGTGATGAGTTCGAACTCGTCCTTCGGTGGTTGAAAACCTGGTTCTACTTTAATTCCAATTTTAGCCATGTTACTTTTCTCCAATTATCTTATTAATGATTTGACCTAGGTCAGCCTGCTCGAACTGCTCAAGCACTCCACTTCGGTCCTTCGCTTCGAACTGTGCATCACGGTCGGTCTGCAACCATCGCACAGGGTTACCGTCGTCGTCCTTCTCAACTCGTAACGCGAACACCTCATCAAACATGTAAGGCATCTCGTTACCAAGCATCTTACCAGGCATCGATGCTGAGTACAACATAGCACCACCTAGCTCGTCCTTCTCTCGTGCTTGCTTAGCAGACATGTAGAGGTTCTTCGGGATATCCCTGAACGCTCGTACAAGCTGTGTCATGCGATGAATCATCGCGCCATATGCTTGGCGTGGGTCCTTTGCAATCTCCTTCTCAGCCGCTAGGCAAACCTCTGCTACCTCTGAGATAGAATCGATTGCGATTGAATCGAACTGCTGTCCTTCGCCTTCCGTTAGATATTGATACACCTCCCATAAGTCCTCCATCGTGCCGACACTAATCGCTGGGATGTCGAACTCCTTTAGTGATAGCAGGCCAGCCTCTGCTGAAATGATTACCGGATTCGGTAACGTGTGAATGAGCGTAGTCTTACCGCTCCCTGCAGGACCGTGGACCAGGATTTTTACCCCCTGGTCAACGGCCGCGTCCTTCGTGCTCTTTAACTCTATTGCCATTATCTAATTACTCCAGATTTTATGTGCTCGCGAATGACTTCAAGCTCTTCGCAAAGCGACAGTATCATGTTGGCGGTGTTCTCGTCAACCATCATGTACTCCAGTAGCTTGAACTGTGATACTCCGCCAGCGACTGCGGCTATTGCCATCGCGCTGGGTAGGAATGCTTCTTCGACTTCCGTCAGCTGGTAAGTGACAACCCAGTCTATCAGGTTGGCACGTGCTTCCGGTGAATCGATATCTGTTGATGGGTTTGCTAGTGTCATGTTATTTCTCCTAAGTGAGATTGAACGCGGGCCAGCGCGATACCAACTATAAATTCATGAACTCCTTCCTGGATAAGGTCGTCAGCAATCATACGCAGGTAGCTGTACTCCACCGTATTGGTTGTTGTCTTCGCTAGCTGCCCATATGAGTGTAGTATGTTGATGCAGAGGTTGGTCTTTTCTGTGTTGGTCATGTTATTTCTCCTTGGTTAGTGAGATACAGTATAACGACTTTTCAGATGTGGTCAAGCACTAATTCCAATTACTTCCATTTAATGGAAGTATCTGATAATTATTGACGGTAAGTGATAATCAAGCTATACTCGGGGTAGCGGCACATTTTCCCGCATAAATATATAAGGAAATCAAACAGATGAGTAATCTTTACGAAGCGGCGCAGGAGTACGCACGCCAGGGTATCCCTGTATTCCCAGTGCATGGCATCGTTGATGGTGTATGCACATGCCCTCAAGCTGGCGCGTGCGATAACCCTGGCAAGCACCCAGCCACACGCAATGGCTTTAAGGACGCGACCGACAACCTCAAGCAGATTGACAGGTGGTGGGCGCAGAATCCCGATTACAACATCGGCATACCGGCTGAGGCAATCGGCACCGTTATCGATGTTGACAACGACAGGGAGAAGCCAGGCGAGATATCCTGGGCCAAGTTCGAGAAGGAGTATGGGCCTATATCGGAGACTCGCACGGTACGCACAGGTAGCGGTGGCTTCCACGTGTGGCTTAGGACCCCAGAGAGCGTGCCTACTGAACGATTGAAGGAGTTCCCTGGCATAGACTTCCAGGGTATCGGCGCGTACGTGGTATGCCCGCCGTCGCGGCATTACTCTGGTGGCGTGTACAAGTTCATTGATAAGAGCGACATAGCGCAGGCGCCGTACAAGTGGATAGCATCCATTAAGGATAGGCGTGATGCAGCACGGCAGCAGGCTCTATCAGCACACATGCCACCGACTGGCGTACCTGACACACCAAAGATGAGCGACGTTCGTATTGTAGAAGGCGACCTGAATGACCTCGACCCAGACATGGACCGCTCGGACTGGTTGCGCGTAGGTCAAGCGCTGCACTCAACGAACTGGGTAGGCGCGTTCGAGCTGTTCGATAATTTCTCACGTGGCGCGTACTGGATTGAGCCAAGCCACAAGTATAATGCACGCAACACACGCTCTGTCTGGGACTCGTTCAGGAACGATAAGGCTATCCGCGTTACGCTCAGCACGATAGAGTACATGGCGGCTGAGGCTCGACATGCTAGGCGGCCGGACCTGTCGCACATCAAGATTGATAAGCTTCTGGAGAACGCAAGAAAAAAGCCACAGCGCTCGGCCGAGGACGTGCCGGAGGCAAGAAGTCTTGAGCATGAGCGCATGCGCTTTATGTCGCCTGAAATGCTGACAAACCAAGCGCCGCCTAAATGGCGCGTTGATAAATTGTTTCCGCTTGCAGAGGCTGCGTTTATGGTGTATGGGGCTCCGTCGTCAGGCAAGACCTTCTTTGTTATTGAGGATATGGTGACCTCGATGCTGGGCAAGCCGTTCATGGGTAGGGAGAATCTATCGCAAGGCGGCTCGGTGTACCTATGCCTCGAAGGTGATGTGTCCTTACGTGTGCTCGCAGCACTACATCGTCATGGCATCGCGCCGCAGGAAGCGAACAACCGCATCCTGGTTGGCGAAGGGTCATTGAACCTCAGCGATGAGGATGAGGTGTCGGCGCTGTATGACAGGTTGACAGAGTACCGTAAATCTGGTGGAGAATTTCAAACGCTGTACATCGATACCTTCAGTCGAGCATTCGGTGGTGACGATGAGAACTCAAGCGCTGAGGTAACCAAGGCTATCAATGCAGCGGAACGCTTAGCGCGCTCATTGAACTGCTCGGTAGGCTTGGTGCATCACACCTCTAAGAATCCGAACGGCAAGGAGCGAGGCTCTAGCGCTATCAGAGGAGCCATGAATACTATGGTGAAGCTTGGTGGTGGCGAGGGTGACGCACCCAGACTGGTTGAGATAGAGAAGCAGAAGAATGGTGTTGAGGGTGAGGTGGGGCATTACAGGCTAGAGAACTACGAGGTGCCGCGAGAGGTGTACTCTGCTGACTTCCGTAGCGAGATACGCAAGGAGGACCTTCAGACTGCTGTGCTTGAGATAGCTGATAGCCAGGTGGTTAAGATGGTCAAGCAACGCGCGTACGACCTGGAGGTGCTGGTCATGCTGATAGAGTCTATCGCGCCTGGTGGTGCGGCATCACATACCCAGCTAGCGAAGATGTTCAATGCTCACATCGAGGCCAACGCTGATGGTGATGTGCCCGCTGAGTCCACCTTGAACAGGCGGTTTGGTTTGGCGCGTGACGAAGCCGTTAAGGATGGCGTGATGGTGGACAAGGGTGTAGGCAAGGCCCGAACACTATCACTATCAAAGGCGTGATAATGCTCATCCTATTGACGCTGCCAGGCTCTTCTCTCACACCTTTAGGTGAGAGAGAATGAGCGTTAGTAATAATTATTTATCATACGTAGTTATATAAGGGAAGATAATGATTAAACTTGAACTAGATTACCCAAATTCGGCTAATACACACTGGAAACTGGGCAGAGGCAGACTTTATCTGTCGAAGGCTGGTAATGAGTATCGGGAGCACGTCAAGGCGAAGGTTGAGGCCGCTGGTCATGAGGCCATGACGGGCAGACTATTCGTTACCGTATGGTTGACCCCTGGGACCCGTCACAAGCATGATATCGACAATCGAATTAAGCCGCTACTGGATGCATTAGAGGAAGCTAATGTGTTCGAGAACGATGAGCAGATAGATATGCTGCTGGTCGGACGCGGCCCTGTGGAACCCAAGCAGGGTAGGTGCCAGGTGGTTATTCAGGAAATAGAAAATCATTTCTTGACAGATGGCGAAAATAGGATTAAGCTAGACATGAAGTTTAATTAACGCAAAGGAGAAAGCCTGTGATTGCTTGTAACGCACACAATATTGACGCGGTTCGTGATGCTTTGGGATGCAGTCTGACAGAGGCATCGAAACTACTGAAGGGTTATCGAGATGAGCGCGAGAAGTTGAGAGATGAATTTGCAGCTAAAGCGCTGTCAATCCTTGCGGACAGTGATTATTACGGGGACGCAATGAACACGGCTCGATTTGCTTATGGTATAGCAGATGCAATGCTAGATGAGCGGGAGAAATAGCATGGAAATTTGGAGAAACCTAATCGATTACCCTAACTACCGAGTGTCAAACCTAGGTAATGTGATGCTCAAGGCTGGGACGAATGCTGCCGGACAGAAGCGCAAGCAACGCATGATTAAGCCTAGGCCCGACAGGGATGGCTACATGAGGACTCAGTTACGTAACGAGTATGGACGTAAGGATGTGTTCGTTCATCGGCTGGTGGCCCAGGCATTCGTCATTGTGGAGCATACTGACGAGACAGTTAACCATGAGAATGGTGTGCGTCACGATAATCGCGTGGAGAACTTAACCTGGATGACCCTGCAGGAGAATATCCAGCACGCGATTGATAACGACTACGCGATAGCTTACAAGGAGTAGCGCCGTGATGGTTAAGAAAGACACAGTCCTGGTCGGGGGCATCAGTAACGATATAAACGTACCGCCACGAGTTTTAGAGGTGTGCATTGATTGCCCCGTAAAAACCCAGCTAGCCGCAGCGCGGGCGCGACTATCTAAAGTGATGGCATTAATCAACGAGCAAGCTGAGGATGAGGCGTTGTGGTTCAACCCCCATTCAACCACCGAGGCGTATTTACAACAAGCGTTGCGACGGCTACACGCCGCCATCGAGGGTGATTAGATGAGGTATACATCAGACTTAGAGCGCGTGATAGGTCAAAAAGAGTGGACGCGAATAGTAAAAGAAAATGACAGAAAGTTTGCGGAGAAGGACGCCAAAATCGCAGCATTTGAGGCTTTTGTAGCTGCGTTCGATGCTTACTTAAACGATGCAGAGAGCGGCAACTCGACCACACTTTGGCAATGGAACAGACTGTTATCTGCGCGGGACGGATTAGCCGCTGAGTTAACCCGCGACAAGCTAAAGCGAGGAGTGATTAGATGAGTCTTGAATATTGTTATGAATGCGACCAGCCGACCGGACATGCTGGTGAGTTAGACGACAGCTTAATGATTTGGGGTGAGCCCTATTGTGACCGGTGCTACCACGATGTGATGATTGAATTGCCTGGCGAGGTGGAAACGTTACGCACCAAGGTCAGAGCACTTGAGGCGAAGATAAATAGGGCAGTAAATGCCTGCTCTAACTGTGACTACGATGGCGAATCAGGGATAACTTATCTTGTAATTGATATTCTGGAAGGTGATTAGATGAGTCATTTAGATTGGACAGTCAATGAAATGAAAATGATACGGCTTAACAAGAAAATCGCAGCACTTGAAGCTTTTGTTGAGGCCTATGATAAAGCCGTTAACTCGAACAACGTTGCATTGCACGCGGAGATGTACAGTGCCCGCAACAAGCTAAGGGGGGATGATTAGATGAATCTAAGACAAAAGCTAGCGCAAGAACAGCAAGACAAAATCACAGCACTTGAGGCGTTTGTAGCGGCGGATGATGCGCTGGTTAATGCTGAAGATTACCGAATGGCTGGTGGCATGACTCAAGATGAATATGACCGAATTGCATCGCATAAACGAGAAGCACGCAACAAACTACGAAAGGGTGATTAGATGAGTGCAAATGATAAGCAAGTAGGTGGAGAGCATTATAAGCGATATGCGGTTGAGCCCTGGGACTTCATTGTGAAGAACGGGCTCAGCTACCTAGCTGGTAATGTTATCAAGTATGTGGTACGAGCTGACGCTAAGGATGGCGTAAAGGACATCGATAAGGCGATACACTACCTTGAGAAGATGCGTGAGCAGATAGCCCTGGTTGAACGGCACTACTCAGATACAGCGCAGGAGGCAGCGGTTATAGCGGAGCGCAGGATGCAACTAGAAGAGCGAAGAGCTTGGGGAGAGGACCGATGAGTATAGACATGTGGGGCGGTGACGCTAAGCGTGAGGCTGCGTACTGGAAGGGCGAGTACGAGGAAGCAACTATCGCTAGGCGCAAGCTGAAGCAAGATTATGATGCGATAGTGAAGGACCGTGATGCTTGGCGTGAATCCAGCAAGCTTAGGGAGAGTAAGACTGCAGTAGTAAGCTACACAAATTATATGTTGGACGCTCATGCTGAGCGACTGGATAAGATAGAGGCTTTTCTTTTAAAAGAATATGAGAGGATTCTTAATGATTAATCGAGATGATTTGGATGAGGGTGCTAAGTTTGCGTATGACCTAGGCAAGCTATGCCACAAGCGCAATGGCGTATCAGAGCTAGTGATACTGGCGAACCTGGAGGTCATGAAGTTTATGATTATCGATAGCATGATGGCAGCTGCCCAGGAGTATGCTGAGGAGCAGGAGCCAATCGGACTTAACGTCAAGAAGGAGACCATGCAGTAATGGCTAAGAAGCATAAGAGCAAGGCCAAGGGAGACAGGCTGGAGCACGTGCAGGTGGTGTCAACAGGGGCTAAGGACGTGTGGCATTGCGAGAAGTGTCACAAGTCCTCCCCTGTCGTGTATAAGGCTCAGAGCCCCTTCGCTCCTATGGTGGAGATAGTAGGCTGTCCTAACTGTGGGTCAATCAATACTATGATAGCAGGCTGCGTTGGGTGTGGTGGGGTAGCAGAGGGCATGAAGGATGGGGTGTGGTACTGCTTGGACCATATGCCGGAGGAGCAGAACGATGAGAGCTAAAGCACTGAACACTCTACTTTACCGGCTAACAGACCTGATAGATGAGTTCAACGATGATTGGGGTGAGCAGGTTGAGGAGGTGGAACTGACGGTAGGTTGGCAGTATGGCTATGCTCTCATTGATGAGTTCCGCATACGCTCTAAGGGCAGCGAGCCTGAAGAAAGCCCTTGACCACATGGTGAAATTAGTATACACTCATAAGATGAGTGCACGAAATAGGTATGAAGTCAAGCGTCTTCGAATCGAAGCGCTCAACAACCAGGCCTACCAGGATGCACACGCCACGGACAAGATGGCTCGGAGGCTCGAACAGAGGCTCTGGAGAGCCGAAGAGGACCCTCTTGAGGCGTATGAGGATATCTTTTACAGCGAGGACACAGAGTAATGGACGATGACCTGTTATTTGAAGTGGTGATGGCAACGGTGGTGCTCGACCCAACAGCTCTATTCGAGATAGCTGACAAGCTTGCAGAAGATGAGCCAGAAGATAAACCAGAGGATAAGAAGTAATGGGCAAGTACACAGACATGGAGAAGGCACGAGCACCGGCAGCTGCGAAGCGTAAGGCTGCTGCTGCAGCTAAGACCGTGCGACTGAAGAAAAAGGCAGCTATATCTGACCTTGCACGTGCTAAAAAGGCAGCTAAAGCTGCTCCTAAGAAGGCAGCCAAGCCAGCAGCCAAGAAGGCTGCTACTGGCTCCGTACGTGGCGCTGGTAAGGCGGCCATGATGAAGGAGCTAGGCATCAAGAACAGGTATCTTAAGAAGTAATGACTGCACTAAAGCAAAGATACTACCCAGAGGCTCAGCACGAGCGCGACGGGCCACTATGGGTATACGATATTATGCCTGGTATCAAGGTGGAGACAGCACACGGCGATGAGTTCTACATGACTTCAAAGCAGACGCTCACGCGCAAGCAGCTGGCGGAGCTGTACAACATCAACATAGTAACACCAGAAGAGATACACCCAGGGATATGAACTTAGGCAAGCGACAACGCATCTTTACTCAGCGGCTAGCACAGCTGGTGCTCTGGGCATACGACCAAGGGTACGAGTTCAGTCAGGGTGATGGATACCGTGACCCTCGTGCGTTCGGTGTGGTAGGTGAGTCAGGCCCATATGGTAGCAAGTTCAGCCAACATAAAGTCAGGCTCGCACACGACTTGAACCTGTTCATCGATGGTGAGTACATAAGCGATGGCAACCACCCAGCATGGGCTAAGATTGGTGCCAAGTGGGAGTCAATCACTAAGGATATCAATGGTCGGTGGGGTGGTAGGTACAACGACGCCAACCACCTTGAGTGCACCGAGCATGACTGGCGAGCGTAGCTTTAGATATGATAGGCGCGGTAATAGAATCCCTAGATGGACCAGCGATACTGATATCGTTTACCTTCCTTATCCTAGTTTGGCGCGCCTTTGTTGCATTAAACGCCAAGCTAATAGAATTAGTAACGGACAGCACGAAGGCTATGGTGGAGCTGGAGAAGGCATTCGTATCGTTACGAGAAGAGATAAGGCGTGAGAATCGTTAAGCCACCCAAGCAACCCATGCCGAAGACCAGCATGACTACTGCACTAGCCAAGCATCAGGAAGCTAGGCGTAACCTGTCAGACACACTCAGCGAGACCGGACAGTTTGAGCTTAAAGAAATCAAAGACGCAATCGCAAAGGCTGAGCGCGATGGCCGGTAGAAAACTACACGACCCGTTGCGCGTCCACGACCCGTTGCGCATCGATGATGTACCTCGCGTAACCGAGGAGCTAACCAAAGCGCACGTACAGCATGAGACCAGACTGTACGGCATCGAGGAAGCGATACGTGAGATGTCAGCAGACATCAAGCACATTCGAGCGCACATGTCAAAGCAATCAAGAATCAATGACGCTCTGATGGAAATCAGAGTGAACGATGCGAAGAACGTGCTAGCACAGGCTGACCTACTGAATGAATAAAGCACGGCTAGCATTGCTAGCACTGACCGCTATGTTGGCCGATAGGATACGAGGCGGATATCCAGAAGGGGATAGACCGAAATGGGTGAAGTACCTCGCTATGACGCTTGTAGGCCCTTGCCTGGTGCTCCAGGAGATAACGTTCGAAGGTGAAGATTCATTGACATCCCTAGTGGTACTAGGACTGTCGATGCTGGCCGGTCCTCTGTGGATGTGGCGCCAGGATAACGGATACAAGGGTCAATGGGTCGAGGGTAACAACGGCACCATAACCAAGGGAATGATAGGCGCAGCACGATGGGGATTACTAGCATCCATCCCAATGGTGCTGCTCTCGTACTGGAACCAGAACCTGGCCATGTACGTACCAGCATTCATTATCGGTAATGTCCTAGCACACTTTGCTGCTACTGTCATGCCGAAGACTGAAGTCTTACAACTACGACATGCTTGGCCTTGGAGTGAACTCCTAGCGCTAGGCTTTATTATCAGCACGTATCACATACTGGGAGCAGTGTTCAATGGGTAAGTATTCTAAAGCGATAGCAGGC